GTAATGCCCTCGAGCGCCAAGCCCGAAGTCTGCAGGCCGTGTTTGCCACCAAGACCTTCATGGTGGTGCAGGGCACACAGAGCCCAGGGCGTTTGTAAACAATTGTTGCGGAGGGGCTGACCAGGCCCCTCCTGCCTGTACATTACTGTCACAGGGCCGCGAGGTCCACCCTCTCCAGAATCATGAAGCACTATTCCTCCTATGAAGCCCGCCTGGAAGCCGACCGGCAAGCCCAGCACTCTGGCTATGGCATCAGGAAGTTTCATTGCGCTGATGGCACTGTCAAATGGGAAGCCTATGGCTGGGAGCGCCTGACTGAGCTGACTACGCACACCACTTCCTACGGTCTGTTCGATCACAAGTGGGAAGCTGAACAATTATTCAACAACGCTATCAACCGCTAGTCATGAAAAAGTACTCTTATCAGTACGGACAAATCAAACATAAATACATGCAAATGGCGCAGCAAATGCATCAAGATTTTATTGTTGATGCGCTTGGAGAAGATGTTGAAAAGCAATTGCGTTATGAAGCTGCATGCACAAGCCTAAAAGAGATCAAAAAGGATATTGACTCAATGGCCAGTGGAAACATGCGCGACCAGTTCTTGCTCTTTTACGACGAAAAATTACGCCAATTGCAAGAGCGTGCTAACGAGCACGAAGCCACCCCTTACACTCTTTGATCTTGATCATCATGGACGCTCTATTCATTGTTTCTGACGCCACTGTTTTCACTGGCAAGCTTTATGATCAGGCATTTTCTCAAAGCTGCCGCAATGGCAGCAGCGCCGGAGGCTTTGCTTCTGGAGAGTTCAATGGGAAGGAAATAAGCTGCTGGATTGTTCCTCGGTGCATGGGCCGTGGTCGCTGGAGCAGCACCACGCTTTGGAAAGTCAATGGCAAGCGAGTGGCGCAGAAGAAACTGATCGACGCCGTTTGTGAAGCTTTGTGACAAGCCGGGGGCTTCGGCCCCTCTCGCCTGTATTGTTCCTTTGTCCGGCGGCGACGCCCTTTCCTTTCCTCCCATGGCAACCATTCCTACTGTCCATCTCAACGGCACTGGCTTCACCGACCTGCGCGATGGTTACGCTGCCGCTTACGATGCCATTGACAAGGCCATTGACGCCTTGGCGAAGGCGGAACTGAACGGAAGGGATTTTTATCCGCAGGCCCCTGGCGCCTACTACCAGGCTCGTGCTGAGCGCGACGACGCCTTTGACCAGCTTCGTGCTGCTCATGCCTACGTGGGTGAAATGCTCGCTGGCATTTGTGATCAGCGGCGCTGATTGTGACGATAAGCAACAGTGATCGTTCAGGGGCTGGCAACAGCCCCTTTTTGCTCTATTGTTCCTTTGTTCGGAGGCGCGAGCTTCCACCACTCTCAGGATCATGACCCGCATCAACCACGCAGTCGAGCAGCTCACCACTGCAGATGCCTACACTGCCTTCGAGGGCCTCGAGACCATCCGCCTGACCGTTACGCTCCCCGACTGGCACAGGCCCTTCCCTTCTCAAGAGCGCATTGGAGCCGCCAACCCTCGCAAGCTGGAAATGGTCGGCCTGCTCCACGTGAGCCGCACTTGGTACATCAATGGCCCTGTGATGGATCAGTGGACTGTTTCCACGCTCAATGGCCCTGTGCAGGTGCCTGCTGGCACTCGCATTGAGACGCAGGAGCTTCCTGATCAATGGAAAGCTCTAAAGCGAGAAGCCAGCCCCGGCAAGCAAGAGTGGTGGTTCTACGCCAGCGGTCGCACGGGCTTTTGTTAAGCATTGTTACAGGCCCCTTTCCAGGGGCCTCTCCTGCTCTATTGTTCTTTCAACGAGCCGCGAGGCTCACTACTCACTTTCCTGCCATGACCCTTCTCGTTCCCTCCGGCAATCTGCTCATCAGGGTTTCACAAGATCAGCTCATCTCTCTCGTGGCTCGTTTCATCAATGAAGCTAAGCCTGGTGCCGCCTTGGCTCTGCCTGCCAAAGCAGCCCTGCACAAGCGCGAAGATGGCCGCATCTGCATGAGCCGCAATGGAAGCCTGCCCACGCCTTTGTGGGAGCCCTTGAGTCATGACATTGTTGCCAAGGTGGTTCGATGGAACAAGGAAGATCTGCAGGCCGCTTAAGCGGCCCCCTTTTCCTCCGCAACATCCCTCTGAACCATGCAAGACGCAATCAACCTTCTCGCAATTAGCTCTAAAGGCAAGAGCCGCATCGGCACCCGCCTCACCATGGCCATTGTTGAGCAAAACCACCACGACAAGCTTTTCGTTGTCATCCCTGGCACCAATCAGTGTCGATGGATTAAAAAGGAAAATGATCCTGATTTTCGCATTATCGGAGAAGACTAATGATTCGTTCAGTGTTTTATTTTGCTTCTGAAGATGGCTACGAAGATTATGCTCTCACCATTGAAGAGCGTGATCAGCTAAAGACCATCTACGAAGCTGCTGGCGCCTCGTTCATCATCAAGGAACTACCAAGCGACGAAGAAGACTACGAGCCCCTTTACGAACCCTTCTGAACCATGAAAACCACTATGCGCCCTAAGGCAAGAGCGACCGTCCGCACCTTTCAAGACAACGGCCCCTACTTTCCTGCAACGAAGGGCTGCTACCAAGCAACGAGCCTTAAAGAGCTTCTGTTCCACACCAGACTAGCTATGGAAGACCGGGAAGATACCATTGCCATCTTTGATGCAGAAGGCTCTTGTAAGGGCCTCTGGAGGCTTTCCACAGAAGGGCATGTGGACAGCGCTGGTGATAGCATTGTCGACCACGAAGGCTACGAGCTGATGCGTCCTGATACGAAGGAGCAATGGATGTGGAACAAGCTTGTGGAGGAAGCACGATGATTCTCATTGATTATTTCTCGGAAGCCTGCTGCAAGGGCACAGAGCTTGTAGAGGGCTGGTACTGGTATGAAGACGATGGGGAAGAAGTGGGAGGGCCGTATGAAGACGAAGAAACCGCCATCGCGGCGGCCAATGCAGGATTGAAATGGTGAAATAGTGAAATCGGCTGGCTTTGCATCTGTAAAAAAAATTGGAGCCGGGCGGAAAAAGGATTGTTTTGGATCCGGCTGGAAAAAGGATTGTTTTGGACCCGGCTGGAAAAAGGATTGTTTTGAATTTAAACAGCGGCCTATTGCAATTGCGAATCATTCTCAATTGTCTTCATGAGCCCATGCGCATAGCCGCATAAATAGTACATTTGTACTAATATAAGCAAATCTTATGATTCCGGGCTGATCGATCAGTATCCCTGATCATATAAGGCATCTTAATCGCTCCGAGCCGAACCATCAGTATCCCTGATCATATAAGGCATCCTGATCGTTCCGAGCCGGCGGATTAGCATCGCTTATAGGATCAGGCATCCTGATCAGTACGGTTTGCCGATCGACAATAGGGGATTCTGGAGGGATTGTCCGCATTCTCGATCGGAGAATGGGAGAATCTATGGGCGGCAAACTGTAACGTTTTGTGACATAGGTTTGACCACGGCATCGCATTATCACGATGGCGTTATGGCATGGGTCAGTGTGACGGAATGTTGCAGGGGTTGACTTATGGGCGGCGCAAATGATACGGGCGGCAGCCATGGCACGGTTTGATTGGTGCCCATAGCATCGCCCGGCCCACGGTGTCAACGCAACGGCGCGGCATAGTGGCCACCTTTTTAACCGTCCACACTGGCCTAGCGTTGACAGTTTGCCGGTTTTACAGTCCGTTCACGACTGAGCGATCGGTCGCCTCTCTCGCAACTCATTCCGTGATTCAGTCTCTCTCTCTCTCCTGCAAGCTTGCGGCGCTTTTTGGCGGCGCTTTGCTGGCCATCGTTGCCGCATCCCTGGCAGTGGAAGATCAGCGCCGCTTCCTCTCCTGCCGTGCCACTGGCGTCAGCGTTGACGCCTGCCTGCTGCAGATCAACGGGCGCTGACTCTTTTTTTCTCTTTCTCTTTCTCTTTCTCTCTTTCTAATTATGCAAGCCATCAACTCTCGCGCAAAAACCCCCGCTGATCTTAACAACATTCAAAAGCAATATAAAATTAATTTCAAAACTCTACTGTCCACCAATCCTAAAACCGAAAAGTCTAAAGTCCAAACCTACATTTTGCACTTGGCGCCCGCTGATATATCAGGCGTTAACGTTTGCGCAGGCGCTGGTAATTGTCGCCGCATCTGTCTACATTTTGCCGGCAATCCTGTCTACATGACGGCAAAACAAGCAGCCCGCATCCGGCGCACCTTAGCCTATTCTGCCAATCCTAGAGAGTTTGCAAAATTAATCCTGCTGGCCATTCTCGACAAAATTAACAAGCACAATGGCGAACCGTTGGCAGTCAGACTAAATGGCACATCTGACATAGCCTGGGAGAATGTAGACTTTATCATCACGCCTGAATTCGCTACATTTTGCCGAGTTAAGTTTGGGGCAATTCTACCACTAGGGCAGCGTAACCTTTTCGAGATTTTTAATTTCATGCGAGACAATACGGGCGAAAATGTCACTTTCTACGACTACACTAAAATTAAGCGTAACTGGGGAGAATGTAAGCGCCTTGGTTATCACCTTACCGTTAGCTACGATGGCGCCGATAACATTGCCAATCATAAGATCGTTGCAAGTGCTTTATCTGCCGGCGTTAACGTTGCGGCAGCGTTTGCAATCAAAAAGGGACGGCCTTTGCCTCCCGTTGCATACATCGCGAACCGTAGTTTCAAAGTGGTTGATGGCGATTTGACGGACTACCGGCCGGCCGATCCTGCAGGCTTTACCATTATCGGCCTTCGGTTTAAGCTGCCGCACGGCATCGCTTACAGCGCTGCAGAGCGGGACGCATTCTGTCTGGACGGTCACGGGATGACGGCCACCTTAAAGTCCGTTTGACGGGCCTCTGGGGCCCTTAGGTTGATGGTCGATCTCAGACCCTGCCATTAGGTGGGGTCTTTTTATTGGCAGCCCATAGGGAAAATTAAGATCAAAAGCGAATCCTGATACGCTTTCGTATCAGTCTGTTCAGCATTCCTAATCATTGCAAACCATGAAATGGTATCAACGGCTACAGAATCGGCGGCGAATTGGTGGTAGATTGGCTGCAGCGCAATAGCACGGCAAAATATTTTGCGGCGGTGCGGGGTATCCCAAAATTAATAACGGGATATTTTCAAACGACTTTTTCTGCCCAATATTTACACCCACTCCAACAATTTACGACAATTTACGCACGTGCTTATAAAGCTAGTGCGCACTGCGCGAACGATCTAGTCTGCAATGCATTGGAGTGAGCGCATTAAGATTGTTCGTACCAAGGAAAGGCTTACGAGAAGAAGCCGCCCAAAGCGGCGTAGATTAATGCCTTTCCCATAGATTTTTCTCAGTAATGCCGTTATGGCATAAATTATTGCTTAATTTTTATTTTTCTATTGCTGCTGCGCACACTTTCAGCGGCTCGAGGCTATTTACGAGCATTTAAGCAGAAGAAGAAAGTCGTTTAGGAGATGGTTGTCAGAAGAGGCCCTTGGAACAATCGCCTTGGGGGCTTCTGCGCGTATCGGGCCTCTGCGAAGGGAGCTTATGAAAGCTTTTCGAGGGGGGGCAGGAGGAAGGTCGCTTGAAACAATCGCCTTGGGGGCTTCCTTCGCGAGGCGACCTTCCTTGCAGCGTTAACAACCATCGTTAACTATTTCAGGCGGCTGCTGCGCCTATGCCTATCATATATCGGCCTGTGGGTCTTCTGCGACGGTTTTACTAGGGTTTTGGGCAATGAAGCTTAAAAATTAAAGAATTTCTTAACAATTCAATTGGGAATAAAGCGGCTATGCTGAAGCCTGCCTGAGAAGCCATGAGCTACCACGACCCCTTTGAAACGGTTTCGGAAGTACGTTCCGTATGGCGCATCCACACGCCCAGCAGGCGCTATAAAAACAAAGTGCTAGCAGTGTTTGAGAAGCTCATGCAACTGCCCAAAGCCAGCTTTTACAAAACCAGCTTTCCAAGATACGATGGTTATCAATTTGACCTCCTTTCCTTTTCCATTGATCATGGAGAAGAAAGCTTGTCTTCTTTTTACCCTGACTGGTAATGACTTATTCTCTTGAGGAGCTTTGTCGCCTCGCCACTAAATACGCCCTGTGTCCTGAAATGTCTGAACCTTCCCTTTCTGAGCTGAAGAAGCGCTTTGCTGGTTTTGAATGGTGCGCCGATAAAGCCACTGCTGCTGCTTTTGGTTATTACGCCGCCATGGAAGAAGCCAATGGTAAGAAGACTATTACAAAAGGCATTCATGAGCAATGCTCGTCAGTAGTGGAAGAGACACTAGAAGGGAAAATTGATTCGCTAGAAGCTACGGACAGAATTCTCACTCTTGTACATTGCTGGCTTTGCGAAGAAATGATGGAAGACGAAGAAGAACTAGAGCAGCTTGATCTCCTTTTTGGCCCCTTTTTGATCAGCAAAGATTTTGTTGAGAAATACTTAGCGGATTAGTCTCTATAGAACATTGAAGCAGCATGTAGCACGCTAAAGCCTTCTAGATTGAGCCTCTGAAGACGTTCGGGATAGAAGCAAGCAAGGCGATGATCTTCCATGTCTTTGTTGCGCAATGCCAAGCGCAAATCACGATCATCCATGTTGCAAGCGCTGAAGGGCTTTTTGAGAATGGTTTTTACAAAATTAAAGGTGCTCTCAAACAATTCTGGCGAATAGAGCTTTGTTGCTCGGCTATACACCGTCATATACCTTTCCATTGTCAAACGATTGCCAATGGCATAAAGGTCGCAAATGTCGTTGCCATGAGCCCCTTCATGCTGCCACAGTTCATCTTCGGGCTCTGGCCCCTCGCTTCTTTTGTCTCGCCAGCCCTGTTCCCACCATTTACGATGCTGCTCGCAGCAAGCTAAACAGCCTCCTCCGCCTCCTGGATGTTTATGCACTGCTTCGTTAGAGGCAATGAGCAAACGAGCAAAGCGAGGGTCTTCGGAAAGCAAAAATTCTCTTTTGTCCCAGCGCTTAGGCTCTATATCAAAACGAAGCTTAACAATGGTGGAATGCTCTATGTCATTTTCTTTTTCCCATTGAACCATTTGCTCATAGCTGCGCTGCATGGAATAGAGCTGCATGCCAATGTGTTTCTTTGCGGCTTGTTTGTCCAATAGAAAGGCTCGTTCCGGCAACACTAATTGAGCTTCCGCTTTTTCTTCATCCTCGAAGCAATAGTTCTTAAAAGGAAGCGCGTTAATCATTTCTTGCTTGCCTTCCAAAGGCACCTTCACGTAGGAGCCTTCAATGCGCTGCTTTCCTCGTTGCTCCACTTGACAATCCACCGTCCAAGAATGGAAAAAGCAGTTGACAATGGCGCCATCAGCCTCGAGCGCATCAATTAGTTCTCGCCATCGTCCTGCATGCTTCATAAAGCTACGCTTATGGCCAGAAAACAACAGGGCAATGTACATTGTGTGATTGTTAATTTTCTAGCTTTGTAGCCAATCCTACTCTCCCCCCATTGTTTCTTTTGATAGCGTGGAAGGATTAAGCTTTGGTGCCATGCTAGATGATCTGCCAATGCCTTTCATGGCCGGAGCGATTAAGCTTTGGCCCGTTCACAGCCGCCCCGGCTATCAATGGTTCATTGCTTACGGAGGTAAGCCGTATTATTTCCGTACAAAAAGCGAAGCGTTGCTTTTTGCTAGGGATCAGCAAAGTGGAAGTGATCCTGAAGGGCTTTGCGACTGAGCTACAGTAAGGAGTGTTCGTTCGGCCCGCGCAAAGCGGGCTTTGTTGTCTCATGAAGCTCAAAGAAAGCGCAAAGTGCGAAAAGATTGCTCGAACTGGACGAGTGGAAAGCTGGTTAAATGATCCTGAGGGGCGCTTGGCCGTGAGTTGCACGGTGTTCGTCGTGGAAGATTCAATGGAAGGGCCAGATGGCATTGAGCAATCGTGGCGCTTTGTTTCCCATGGCCTTCGTAATGGCGCTGGCGTGGCAGTGCATCTTTCCAACTTGCGTCCCAAAGGCCAAGAAAATGGCAAAGGGCTTGTTGCGAGTGGTCCACTCAGCTTTGGCAAAATCTATTCCACGCTCAATGAAATTCTGCGTCGTGGTGGCAAGTACAAAAATGGCGCTGTTGTTTTACATCTTGATTACGACCATCCCGATGCCATTGATTTGATCACTGCTCCGCGATCAGAATTTCCATGGGCAAAGCGCTGCATTGATGTGGATGAGCAATTTCTTGATAAATCTTCGCCTGAATTCATCAAAGCATTATGCCAGGGCATTTCCAGCGGAGATATTTGGCTCAATAAGATTCGCTATAACGAAAGAGGAGAACGCTTGCGTGGAAATGTCTGCCTCGAGATTTATCTTCCTCATCGTGGCACTTGTCTTCTACAGCATGTCAATCTCGGTGCTTGTGGCATCAATGATGTAGAGCAAGCTTTCAAGGATGGCATGAAGCAACTGTGCGAGCTTCATCCTTCCACTGGCGTGGGCGACACTGGCGAATACCTTTCGCCTTCCATTGACAAGCAAGTGGGGCTTGGCATTCTTGGTTTAGCTAATTTCCTTTCCATTCATGACATCTCCTACGAAGATTTTGGCAAAGCTTTGGAAGCTTATCTTGATGAGGATCCTCATCCTTGGTGCCATCATTGGACTGATCAACGTGCTGGCGACGCCGTAGCCGCCATCCAATTAGGTTTGCTTGGTGCTGCGGACATTGCCAGGCAGCATGGTATGGAACGTGCCTTTACCATTGCTCCCACTGCTTCATGCTCTTATAGGTATTTGGACTCTAGAGGCTTTACGACTGCTCCTGAAATTGCTCCTCCCATCGATCAAATTATTGACCGCGATAGCGAGACGATGGGTGTGGAAAGATTTGAATACGGGCCAGTGGAGATTGCAGAGCAAGTGGGCTGGGAAGCATTTAAGAAAGTAGCTGATGGCATTGTTGAGCTGATGCGCCGCACTGGTCTTTTCCATGGCTATTCCATGAACTGGTGGTCTGATATGACCGTTTGTGATGAAGCTTTTCTTCGCGAATGGCTTGCCAGTCCTCAATCGTCTATTTACTATGCGCTGCAAGTGCAATCAGGCACACAAGCCAAGGACGATGTTGGAGTAGACTTGGGAGAGAGTCTGGCCGACTTCTTTAGCTTGGACGAGCCTGAGGCTTGTTCTTTGGAAGCTGGCTTCTGTAGCGCCTGCGCAGAGTGAGCCACGTTTAAGACAA